ATGTTTCGCACGGCGCTGACGCTGTTCATGTCTTCGTTGGCAATTCCTGCCGTCGCCTCGATGAGATGCGGCACGCACCTGGTGGACGAGGGCGACAGCGTCGAGCAAGTCCTGGAAAGGTGCGGGCAACCGCTGAGCAGGATCGTCAACGAGCCTGCCCTGCGCAACAACGGCGTGCCCAAGTTGAATGCCGCACGCACCGAATTCTGGGTGTATGGCCCCAGTGGAGGCGTCTACCGACACTTGCGCTTCATCGATGGCAAGCTGGTCGAGATTCGGCTCGAGCGGAAGTGATACGAGGCTGTTGAGGAGTTATTCCTACAGATAATTACTAATTTGCTGCGGAACACCGTGAAAGAGCGCTGAGAGAGAAGACGAGCCGGGTGCGGGCCCAGATGGATGCGTCTTCCGTCGTGTAGGAATTGCCCGATATCGGGCGGCGGGGCGGAAGGTTGCGGGCCACCCTGATCGCATACCTGAAAAGTTGGCGGCGTAATCTCCGCGATTTTCAGGCGAGGACGCGTCGTGTTGAAGTTATTGGTCGTGGTTGCTTCCCTTTTCATCTGTGGAGGCATGGCCATGGGAGAGCCCGGGGGGGGGCGGATGGGTTTTCCGCTGTCGCAGCGGTCGATCCGGGAGCGAACCCCGAAGCGCAACTGGACGAGGAGCCTCAGGAGGTCAGCGAAGCGCCGGCCTATCGCGTGGATGACCTCACCTTCCTGTACCTCACCCATGAGGTCTATCTGGAACCCTACGTTTCCTGCCGTCCGAAAGTCCTGGGCGAACGTTCGTACGTCGCCTGCTGGAACGAAACCTATTCCGGCCGCTCCCCGCTGAATTTCTGGGAATACGACGGGGGCGACTTCCTCGCCCTCAACGACCCGGCACGTGTGTTGGCCGAGGGAAAGTTCGCCAGCGAGCAGCGCATCGGCGAAGCGCCCCTGCCGCTGCCCCTGGATATCGATCTGGACCAGTTGGAGCGGGCCTACTCGCTGATGATGTAAAGGAGAGGAACCTTCCGGCTGCGTCTCCGCCGAAATCCATGGGGCGCTTCCGATCTTTCCCGGGCTTTACGCGGTAAAGCCTGAAAACAGAAAGCCCCTGGCACTGGTTGGTGTCAGGGGCTTTTGCATTGGGATCTGGAGCGGGCGAAGGGAATCGAACCCTTTAAGCATGAGTAGCATTTCGGTTCTATGCATGCTTATGCTGGCTCAGGAAGGCTGCTATCTTCTCATTAAGGCCCACTTCGTCTCGCTGGTTTCGACATTTTTTCGTCAGTTTTGTGGGGGCTGTAGGGGGGGGGCGTTGCAGTATCGTTACGCTACTATGTCTTTGCTGCCATTTTGGCAAAAGGAATTGTTGAGAGGTTAGTAAATGTTAGTAAGAATTAGTGCTTTTGATATTGATGTTCAGTCAGAAAAGATTGACTTGGATTCTCTAACTTTAAAAATGGTTGAGCTTTCCGGGCGGCAAGAGAATAACAGGTTTTTTTATTTTGATCGTGAGTCATTTGCTGGTTTTTGCGTTGGTGTGATTATTACGGTAAAGGATCAGCGTAAATTTTGTACCTTGATGCAAGGTGAAGCTGGTGAAAACGTTATTAAGGTCAATGGGCTTGAAGAGAATGACCAAATAATGGATTTTAACTTTTTTGTAATTAACTTGGATAATGGGATTGGTGTCTATCAGCAGTACCACCATTCTGCTGCTTTAAGTTGTTTGGCAAAGAAGATATCAGAAGATGCTCGCTCTCTAAAAGAGGAATTAGTAGAGGCGAAGGTGGCAGAGGAACGTGCTCAAAAAAAGAGGGAGTTGAGTGCTTCAAGACTTCGAAGAATTAATAAAGAGCATAAAACAAAGATTGTTACTTCGCCTTTGGTTAGTAGAGCAAGGCTCGAAGAGATTCTTCGCGGATATCATAAGATAAAAGCAATGGAGTATAGCTACACTACTCTTGAAGTGAATATTCGTGAAGCCACTCCATTAGGAGAGCGGGTTCATAAGAAAAGAGAGCATATAAGCTTTGTTAATCCTAGTTTGGTTGCTATTTTGTCAGCAGAAATCGCTGCAGCTATAGAAGAGTTTCCTTTTGCAAAAGGTAAAGTGTTTGTTGAGGATGCGCAAGGAAAGAATGAGATAGTGAAGATGTTTGATATACCGGAAGTTTTATGGGAGGCGGACTATGATACTGTCGTTGCAATGATAAATAATATTGATCCGGCAGATTTTGCAAATAATACTTTCCTTCAAGATATTGTTGCGCTTTTTGATCACCAAGATTTTTCACCTATTTTAAGAGCTGCTGTGTGATGACCAGTATAAGTAGAAAGGATGTCTACATATTTTTGGTGTCCGTGGTTTTAATTTTGCTTATTTTAGTTGGGTTTATCGGATGGGATGGGCTTTATTCATGCTATTCTGATATATTTGCGTGTACAAAACAGGCGGGGTTTGCTGATCTTATTAGACTGTATGGAGATAAGTTGAGGAGTGATTTCTTTTCTGGATTCTTAGCGGTTGGAGCATTTCTTCTTTCGTTGAAAACTTTTATTGTTATGACTATGAAAACAACAGTTTATGATACGGCAGAATATGGTAAGCGGTGGGAGGAAGCTAAAGTTGTTGATCCTCTTGTAGGGTCTAGATATGAGGGCTTGAGACGTTTAAATGATTGTTTGTTTAATTCAATACTTGCCTCTCTAATAGCTGCTATTTCTCAGATTACTATTGGTTTGATTGAAAACCTGGTGGCTGTTTCTATATCGATATTTTTTTGTTGTGTTTCGTTTTTTTATTTGGCTTATTGTTTGTATTTGGTGAAGGTGAATCTTGATGAAATAATACCTAGTTAGTTTTATAGTGAGTTGGTTTCCTCTGGCTCTATATAGGGCTCGTCAATAGGTACTTCGCTCGGGTCTGCTGTATATACTTCCCTGAAGTGGCAGTCAGTGGGCCATGCAGTGTTTCCCGTCGTGATTAAGGTGGATTGATGGGGGGCTGCTGGATAGTGAAAAATTATCCCGCTTCGTATTTCTGTTTTTCTTAGCATAATTGCTAGTTGTTTGGCCGCAACTTCTGACTCAAAAAAATGGGACCCACTGGGTCTTGGGTCTCTAGTTTCAATAGCTATTTTTTCTTCGTTTGTTTCTGCTATCAAGTCAAAAGTAATTGAGCTGCCGTTTTTGTTAATATTTGGCTCTTGTTCTACGTTAAAATTTGGGTCGGCTTTTTTAATGAAGGCTGCTAGAGCTGCATTTGCTGAGTTTCGCGGGGTTTGTGACATTTCTTCAAAATTCTCCATGTAATATTCAGAGAATCCTAGTATTAGTCTGGCTAATTTGTCTATTGATGACATTTTGTTGTATTTAGTATAGCCTTCTCTTGTTCTTATGGCGTATTTCTCAAATTTTTCTAGGTTTTTTGTATATGTGATTTTGTCGATTATTTGATCTACTAGAATGCTGACAAAAGCACTTACTGTGACTATAGCTAGAAAACTTTCCTGCTCGGCGAAGAATAGCTTGTGATCGTGTGTTGATGGGTTTCTCCAGTTTTTTCTATAATTTGTTAGAAGATCTGAGACTCTGCTTCTTAATATGTTGTTTGTTAGAAGGTATTCTTCAATTTGAAATGGTGTGAGTGAGTCTGGTTTCTTATCTGCAAGTCTTGAGTATGCTTCTTTTAGTATTCCTTCAAATGCATGATTCGTTCTGTAGATAACATCTGTGTATAAGTGCTCATCTTTTTCAGATTTGGCGCGATTATGATGACGTTCGGCTATCTCTATGTGGAGAAGAATTGATTCTATTCCACTGTCGCTATTTTGGAGTGGAGTATCTTTTATTTTTTTGTTTATTTCGGCGAGTAAGTCCACTTAGATAGCCTTGCAATCGCTTATGAGTAGTTTCGGTTAAAATTCAATTGCTAGAGTGGTGATATCGTCTAGCTTAGCTTTGTAACCGGCCCTACTTAGCTCTTCAATTACAGGCCGGATCAAGCTTTCAAGGTCTTCGTCTGAAATACCGACCTCAAGAGATAAGTCTGTCAGGTTTGCATAAGCCTCAGTGTGGCCGAGACTTACTGCTCTCTGTATTGCTCCAATAGCCCGCTTGCGAATTTCACTCGGTATCGCCGTCCTTGCCATAAGGGCAAGCTCTTTTGCTCGTTTTGCTGGAATTAGAGCATCTTGTGTGGATGAGTCTAAGAAACTTGACTGAATCCTTGTGACTAACTCTGCATTGAGTGAGCGTCCAGCTGCTTTTGCAGCTTGCTCTGCTTGGTGGCGTAGCTCATGAGGCATACGCAATTTGAATTGTGGGTCTTCTCTGCTCATGGCGTGATCATGGACCACGGTGGTCTTGACAGCAATGGGACCACCGTGATCCTTTTTGAGCTTGGAGTACGACATGGATTTGGAAGAACTTAACCCCGGAACCTTGATAGGGCCGCAACAGGATGTGGAGTCCATCGAACGGTGGGCGGAGCGTAACGGCATCAGTTACGGGACCGCCCGCGCCTGGGTTTACCGGGGCGTGCTGCCGTCCGTGAAGCTCGGAAAGCTGCGCATGGTGAATAGCGCGCTGCTGCGCAACTGGTTGTTGGAACAGGAGTGGACAGCATGAAAGGAGGAGTGATGGACGCCTTTCAATTCTGCTTCGCGGGCATCGTCGGCAGCGTCTCAGGCAGGGTCGTGACCTGGGGCGGCCTGACTGTCGATATCGACCAGATCGAGAATGCTTGGCTCCGTCGGGCGATTGAAGACTATCGCTGTGGTCGTAGGGGGCAGAAATGAGCCATGGCCGCCAGACCCTACTACCTGCGCCAAACCCACGCCCCGGACTGCGCCTGCTCTGTGTGCTGGTCCGCAAGGCAGGCCATCCCATTGCACAGCCCGTCGCCGTGTCCGGACTGCCGGCCCCCTGGGCTGCCCTATCGGGAAGATGGCCGCTGGCTCTGCCGTCCCCGTTCCTTCTGCGCGAAACACGACCCGTCCCGGCGTCCGCCGAAGTACTGGCACGTTGTGTACGACAGCGGGAAACCCACGCCCTTCGTGCCTGTGCGCGAAGCATTCCAACTGGAGGGCTGACCCATGCTCGCTAAGACCCTGAAAGCGCTGCTCCTGCTCTGCCTGATCCAAGCCGCCCGCACCGTGGTCGATCCGGTCAAGGGCCGCGCTCCCGGCTCGTCGGAACAGCCTCATCGTTCCGGCGAACGGAAGCACGGGCGCAGCGCACCCTTGAACGCCTCTCCCCTGAAACAGCCTCCGCTGGGGAGTGTGGGGCAGCTCCTCCGCCCCGCGCTCCCGAGCCCTCGGCGGCAAGAGCGGGATGACAAGGGCAGAGCCCTTGGTGTTGCTCTGCGGGTTCCAAGGGGAAGGGTTCCCCTTGGCCGTCGGCGACGACGTTGCGATAGGGGTCGTTACCCGAATGGGCCGAGACGAACACCCGTGGTTGGCTTGGTTCGCTAGCGAATAGAGCCCGGCCCGAAGGGATCGCCCCATACATCACTTTCACCCAACACCGCTGAATGAAGGCGAAACAGCCGAATTTGCAGCAGCGGGACAACTCACGCCGAAAAAGGCGAATTGAAGGAGAAACACCGATGAACATGTTTGCAACCCAAGGCGGCGTCGTCGAACTGTGGGTCACCAAGACCGACACTTACACCTCGACCAAGACCGGGGAAATCTACGCCTCGGTCCAGTCCATCGCCCCGATCCCGGAAGGCGCCCGTGGCAACGCCAAGGGCTTCGAGATCAGCGAATACAACATCGAGCCGACCCTGCTGGACGCCATCGTCTTCGAAGGCCAGCCGGTGCTCTGCAAGTTCGCCAGCGTGGTCCGCCCGACCCAAGACCGTTTCGGCCGGATCACCAATACCCAGGTCCTCGTGGATCTGCTGGCCGTGGGCGGCAAGCCGATGGCGCCGACCGCCCAAGCCCCGGCCCGCCCGCAAGCACAAGCCCAAGCCCCGCGCCCGGCCCAGCAGCCGCAGGGCCAGGACAAACAAGACAAGTCCCCGGACGCCAAGGCGTAAGCCGTAGGAGGCCGCGATGCTCCGCTATCTCTCGCTGTTCGCGGTAGGTCTGGCCACCGGCTACGCCTGGGGCTGGATCGACGGCCTAGCGGCCTCCCTGGCTGTTTGAGGACTGCACGAATGGAAGGCTCTGTATCGGTTCAAGTGTGCAAGACCTGGGTCCAGAACGCGGACGGCACGGTTGGCTGTACGCACCTTGAGTGGATACAGACCTACCTGCTGCCGCCTGAGGCAGAGGGCTATTTGACTCTGCTGATGGGTGGTTTCGACCCGTCGGCCTTCCGCCTCGGCTTCGCCGGGACCATCGGGCTGTTCGCCGTTGGTTTGGGGGCTGGCTTGATCATTTCCGCCATGCGCAAAGCGCGCAATTAATGAGGTTCCAATCATGGAAAAAATGAAAACCCTGTTCCGCAACGCTTCCATCGCCACCGCCGGCCTGGCCGTGGCCAACGTCTCCTTCGCCGAATCGCTGCTCGACGAAACCACCAAGGGGGTTCTGGCGCAAGCCAGCACTGATGGCGGGTCCGTGGCCAAGCTGGTGATCGCCGCCGTGGCGGTGCTGGTCGGCCTCGCCCTGGTCATCGGCGCGATGCGCAAGGCCTGACGTGATCTGGTCCCTGATGCTGGGCGCATTCATGGCGTCCGCGCTGCTGACGGGATTGAAAATCGGCCAGTATCAGTGACAGGAGGAGGGGCCGAAAGGCCCCTTTTTTATGCCTCGGTTCATATTGTTGATTATCACGTTGTTATTTGGTTCGGCAGCTCATGCCGAATATTATTACTGGTACATGGGTTATTTTAATAAGAAAGTTTCATCCCCTACGGCTGGCTGTGATCTTTATTTCAGCAGTTTTTCCAAGGACCCTGGTCGGGTTTTTGTTATGGAACCTTCGTCAAATCCAAGTGAGGCGGGCAAGGTTTTCTATTGTGTGGTTCGTTCTGGTGATTGGATTCTTTTTAATACGGATGTTTATTTGAAAGGTGATAGGTGTCCTGAGGGAACTGAGCTTGATCTCAGTGCCGGCGAATGCCGGGAGAATAAGTGCAAGATTCTGGCTGGCTCGCTCTATGAAAAAGGCGGCCACCAAGCACCGATTTCCCGCTTCATCAATTACCTCGGTTGTGAGATCGCCGTCAGTTCGATTGATGGTTGTATCGGCCCCGCTGAGGGCGAAGCGGGTGGAACCTTCTGCCGGGTCATCGGCTCGTTCACCGGTAACTGGTTCACCTCCAAGGGCTCCTGTGCTTTCGGCTGCGACGTGGGCCCGGGTGACGGTCCGCCTCCGGGTGGGGACGGCGGCACCGGGGGCGACGGTGGCAGCAACCCGCCCGGCGGCGACGGTGGAAGCGATGGCGGCACCAAGCCCGGTAACGGCGGTGGCGATGACGGCTCCAGTGGTGGCGGCGGTGGGGCGGTGGCGGTAACAACCCCTGTCAGGGCCATGTTGGCAGTGACTGCGGCACCACGCCCGGCGGTGACGGCAGTAGCGGCGGCGATGGCGACGGGTCCGGCTCCAGCGGCGGGACCGGTGGCGATGGCGGCGACGGCTCCGGCGGGGGAGGCCTGAAAGAGCCGAAGCAAGGCTCCTTCGACAAGACCATCAAGGAATACGACGACGCCATCGCCAAGGCGCAAAAGGACTTCCAGGAACTGCAAGGCAAGTTCGAAAGCGTCCTCGCTTCCAAGTTCGATATTCACCTGGGCACCGGCGGCGGCTCCCTGCCGTGTTGGGACTTTACCGCCCTCGGCCAGCGCTACGACGTCTGCCTCACCCAGTACGCCCAAGAACTCTCCGTCATCCGCTACGTGGTGCTGTTCATCGCCGCGATCCTGGCCGGATGGATCGTTTTCTATCGCTCCTGAGGAAACGCCATGGACATTCCCTTTCTCTCCGACATTCTCGCCTGGATGCAATCCCTCTGGGACTACCTCTACAGCGGCGTCTATGACTTCGTCACCGACGCCTTTGTCCTGCTGACCAAGATGGCCATCAAGGGCTGGTTCGAGATGCAATTGTTCGTCGCGGAAATCGGCTACAAGGCGTTCCGCGAAGTCGTCGGCGGCATCGGTATCGGCTCGACCATCACGTCCTATTACTCGTCCCTGGACGGCGACCTGCGCTCGCTGCTGGCGTTCTTCGGCCTGCCGGACGCGGTGAACATGATCTTCGCCGCCATCGGCACGCGCTTCTCCATGTCCTTCATCCCCTTCATAGGTAAGTGACATGGCGATCAAGATTCATCACGGCCCGAACGGCTCCTACAAGACCTCCGGCGCGATCCAAGATGACCTGATCCCCGCGATCAAGAAGGGCCGCGTCATCATCACCAACGTGCGCGGCCTGACCCGCGAACGGATCTTCCAAGTGATGCCGGAGACGCCCTCCAGCTGCGACGTCATCAACCTCGACCTCGAGGACCTGGATGACATGGAAAAGATGCGCACCTGGTTCATGTGGGCGCCGCGTGGCGCGTTCATCATCTTCGACGAAACCCAACTGATCTTTCTGAAGTCCTGGCGCGAAGCCGACCTCAAGCGCTTCGACTTCCCGGACGGCCCGGAAGCAGCCAAGGCAGCCGGGCGGCCCATGGGCTGGCTGGATGCCTGGACCCGGCACCGGCATTTCAACTGGGACATCATCCTCACCACGCCGAACATCGCCTATATCCGTGACGACATCCGCATGACGGCGGAAAAGGCCTATCTGCACTCCAACCTCGCCGTCATCGGCATTCGGGGCCGCTACAAGGAAAGCCAGCACTCGGCGCAGGACAACAAACCGCCGGCCCGCGACGTGATCGTCGAGATCAAGAAAATCCGCCAGGAGACCTTCGCCCTCTATGAATCGACAGCCACCGGCTCCGTCACCGACACCATCGCCGGCAAGAGCCTTTTTAGACAACCTAAGATTCTTCTATTCATGGCAATTCCGGCCCTTGCTATTGGGTCTGTGGTTTATGACGGCGGACCTCGTCTGCTCATGGGCGACCCTGTATCGCCGTCTGCTGCTGGAACTGCTGCGCCTGCTCAAGCCGGTCCTGCTGTGGGTGCTGCGCGTGTTACTGGTGCGGCTGATCCTGATGCTGCTGATGATGTACCTGGGCACCCAGGCGTTCCGGGCGCTGCTCCTGTAGGGCATCCCTTCGCCGGCCGCGACTTCATCGTCAAGGCGACCCTGCTGTCCGCCTCCGGGCGCCGCACCTATCTGTTCGCCGTCCGAGGCCAGGACGGCAGCGAATTCACTCTCACCGATCGCGACCTGACCGACACCGGCTATGCCGTGGTGCCGCGGGGCAACTGCGCCGCGGAACTGAGCTTCAAGGGCGGTTGGTCCGGCTATGCCGCCTGCGCCGGGCGTAGCGCCTTGGGCAATGCGCCGCCGGTTCAGACCGCCGCGCCGAACGTGCCGCCCGCCGCCGCGAACAGCGCCGCCGTGCGGGTGACGGTGGTTCCTGACACCAGCCGCTTGCCGCGCTCGATCAACTGAGGGGGAGCCGATGAACTGGACAAGCTATTTCGCCGCCCTGGGGCTGGCGTTCCTGGCCTATCTGGCGGGCTTTTTCTTCGCGGTGGCGGTGACGCCGACGGGGCCGGTATGGCCGCTGTAGCCGGCCTGGCCGGGGCGCGCGCGAACGGCTCGTCTCGGAGTGAGCAAGCGCCACGGCGGGGCCGGCTGACGCCCCTGTAACACGTCAGATAAGCCACCTATTGCGGTTTCAATTCGTACCAATTTGGATCGTTAAAGATGAAGAAAATCAGCCATCAAATTCGCGTCAGTATCGAGTCGGACGGTCAGGTCTTGGAAAGCCCGAAAGGGCGGTTGTTCTTCGACGACACCACGGCTCAATTCACCGACCTGTCAGGCGTGCGCATTCTGCGGTGCGGCGTGGATACGGTGCGGCAGTTGTACAACGGCAAACTCCGGCCGGAAGTCATGGCGCTGTTTGACCTCTCGGTGGATGTGGTCGAGTTCGCCGGCTACGAGTGGTCCAAGGGCCGCATCGGTCGCGACTCCGGCTATCAGTACCGCCTGCAGAACGCTGAAATGGGTCTGATCCTGCTAATCAAGAATCACAACATCAAGGTCGACACCATTGGCTCGCACCTCAAGATCGAGGTATCGCCTCACGCCCTCGATGGCGCCGATCCGCGCATCCTCCAGGGCGTGCTGGATGATTTGGCCGCTGCCGTGCTGAGTCACTGCGAAACCAACCAAGCCGCTGTGCATATCGCCTTGGACGTGCAGGGCTGGAAACCGCCTCGCGATCTGGTGGACCGCATGCATTGTCGCTCGCGTCGGGTGCGACAAATCAGTGGGATCGAGCGGATCGAATTCGACGGCAACGCCTCGGTCTACGGGCGTGGCGAGACGTACATGTTCGGCTCGGCCAACGGCCTGCAACTGTCGATCTATAACAAGACCCTCCAGGCTCGGGCCACCGACAAGCTCGACTATTGGGAAAGCGTGTGGGCCACCCTGAACGGGGATCCGTTCGGCGATGGCGACCCGGCCTATAACCCCCTGGAAACGGTCTGGCGGCTCGAATTCCGCTTCCATCACTCCATCGTCCAGCAGTTCTCCGAAGGCTCGCGCATGGCTTCGGGAGAGGTCATCGGCTGCCGCACCTATGAGGGGCTTTGCCCGCACCTGCAAGGACTGTGGAACTACGCCTGCGAAAGCTTCAAGCTGCTGAGCCGGACGGCGGTCTACGATCCGTTCTGGAGCCTGATCAGCCAGGACGCCCGCGTCCAGGTCGAGTGCGATCCGCTGATCGAGCGCACCGAGTATCGGCGCTATTACAAGACCGCCAAGGGCTTTAGCGGGCGCAACTGCGAGATGTTCCTCGGCCAGTTCGTGAGTCTGATCGCGCGGGAGCGTGTCCCGGCAAAAAAGGCTATTGAGTCCGCCCGTAAACTGGAGTTCTGGCACGTTATCGAAGACCACTACCTGGCCAAGGGTTGGACTCGTCGCGATCTGGAAAGGCATATACACAAGCTGATGTGTGATCGGTATCTGCGGCGGGGGTATGCCGTCTAATGTCGATCACCAAGCTCCCCGATGGCCGTTGGTTCGTCGATGTAGAACCGATCAAGGGCAAGCGCTTTCGCAAGCGGTTCAAGACTAAAATGGAGGCGCAGCAATTCGAGGCCACCGCGCGTCAGAAGTGTGCGGAAAACCCCTGCTGGACGCTCAAGCCGAAGGACCGTCGGCGTCTCTCGGAGTTGGTCGAACTCTGGTATGAACTGCACGGCCAGACCCTAAGCAACGGGCATCGTTGCGTGGCGATTCTGCGGTTGGTGGCAAAGGACCTGGGCGACCCGGTCGCTGTCTCCCTGGAGCCTGCGAAAGTGGCTCGGTTGCGTAGCCGACAGATAGCCAATGGCATGTCGGGCAAGACCGCGAACAACCGTCTTGGCTACCTCAAGTCCATGTACAACGAATTGCGCCAACTCGGCGTCATTGACTATGAGAATCCGGTAGGGCGCATGCGGCCGCTCAAGCTTCAGGAAAGACCGCTGTCGTACCTGACCAAGCATCAGGTGTCCGAACTGCTTACGGCCCTGGATGCGCGCACCACGTCGCCACATCCGAAGATGGTCGCTCGTATCTGCCTCGCGACAGGGGCCCGATGGGGTGAGGCTCAGGCGCTGACGCCGGAACGTCTGAAAGGTAATGCGGTGATCTTCGCCAACACCAAGTCCAAGCGTGTGCGCTCGGTGCCGATCTCGGAAGAATTGGCCGCCGACATTCGCCGGCATTGGCAGACCCACGGGCCCTTCACGAACTGCCTTGGCGTGTTCCGCCTGGTGCTGCTGTCGACCTCGATCAAGCTGCCGAAGGGGCAGGCCAGCCACGTACTGCGCCACACGTTCGCCAGTCACTTCATCATGAACGGCGGGCATATCGTGACCCTACAGCACATCCTGGGGCACGCCTCGTTGTCGATGACGATGCGATATGCGCACCTCTCCCAAGACCACCTATCTGAGGCTGTTCGATTCAACCCGCTCATAGGTTGAAGGCTGCGGGGGTCGACAGAGGGAAAGAAAAATAGACTTGAGGTGGTTCAAATTCGGTCTGAATTCGGAATATGATGTTGGAGCCGACGGTAGACAGACTGCCGACGCGCGTATCCCACTCGTCGCCTGGATATGGAGCGTGGTGGAGTTCGAACACCGTAGAACCTGAGTTCCAGGCCTTAAGTGTTCCCACAGCAATGGAGGTACCGGCTCATGCGAGTCGAGACAATTAGTTATTTGAAACGTCATGCGGCTGACCTGGATTTATCCGAGCCAATGGTCGTCACGCAGAACGGTGTTCCTGCCTATGTGGTTGAGTCATATGCTGAGCGGAAGCAGCGCGATGAAGCAATTGCGCTGGTGAAGTTGCTTGCGATTGGCTCCCGCCAGTACGCAGAAGGCAAGCATCGCTCTGTTGATGATTTGAAAGCTCGCCTTTCCAGGAGGTTCGCTCAGCCAGAATAAGGAGGTTTAATGTCCCCGGTCGTCATTCGTTTTACTGATACCGCAGAGCAAAGCATCGAAGACCAAGTCCACCACTTGGCTCCATTCCAAGGTGAACAGGCTGCATTCCAGTCAGTACTGAGCCTTTTGGATGAGATTGAAGAGAAGATTTCACTTGCACCTAAAGGTTACCCAGTCAGCCAGCAGGCGAGTCTTCTGGGGGTGCTGAGCTATCGCGAGCTTAATACCGGCCCCTATCGTGTTTTTTACGAATTCCACGAAGAGCAAGGCGAGGCGGCAGTGATCTTGGTTCTGCGACAGAAGCAGAGCGTTGAGCAGCAATTGATCCGCTACTGCTTGGTGGGGCCAATCGAGTGA